AGGTTGCGATGATAAATAAAACTGTGTATAGTTAACGCTATGCACAGTTTTTCTTTTAGTCAGTTGGCTTTAAGAAAGCGGCACATAAAACATTTATAAGGAAAAATCATTATGGCAACTTTAGCAGAAATTCGCGCAAAACTTCAACAAGCATCTCAACAAAACACCGGCGGCGCAAGCGGTGGAGACAACGCAATTTACCCCCATTGGAACATTCAAGAAGGACAAACAGCTACTGTTCGTTTCTTACCTGACGCTGATCCAAACAACACTTTTTTCTGGGTCGAACGAGCAATGATCAAATTGCCATTCGCTGGCGTAAAAGGTGAAACTAATTCTAAACCCGTTACTGTACAAGTTCCTTGTATGGAAATGTGGGGCGAGACATGTCCAATTCTTACTGAGGTTCGTCCTTGGTTCAAAGACAAGGGCCTTGAGGAAATGGGTCGTAAGTATTGGAAGAAGCGTAGTTATTTGTTCCAAGGCTTCGTGGTTGATAGCAGTTACAAAGAAGATGGAAAGACTCCAGAGAATCCAATCCGTAGATTCATCATCGGTAGCCAGATCTTTAATATCATCAAGGCAGCATTGCTTGACCCAGATATGGAAGAATTGCCAACTGATTATGTTCGCGGCACTGATTTCAAAATCACCAAGACCAGTAAAGGCGGTTACGCAGACTATTCTACTTCAAATTGGGCTCGTCGTGAACGTGCTCTAGCCGAAGATGAAAATGCGGCAATCAAGCAGTACGGTGTGTTTAATCTCAAGGACTTCTTACCTAAGAAGCCCGGCGACGTTGAACTTAAAGTTATGAAAGAAATGTTTGAAGCGTCAGTTGATGGCGAAGCATTTGACATGGACAAGTGGGGACAATACTTCAAACCAGCAGGCTACAACAGTAATGCTGACGCAGGTAAAGCATCCCAGCCAACTGCTGCAAAGCCTATTGTAGCAGATAGCATCGACGAAGATGATGTTCCACCAGTTGTTAAGCCAGCTAAAGTGGAAGCATCGAAAGCAGATGCTGGTGATAGTGGAAGCCGAGCACAGGACATCCTTGCGATGATCCGTAACCGTCAAAAAGCAGAATAAGGAGTTAGACTATGGGGAAAGCCTTCGATATTTCGAAGTTCCGTAAGTCTATCACTAAATCTATTGATGGCTTGGGAATAGGGTTTAACGACCCAACCGATTGGATTTCAACTGGTAATTACGCCCTAAACTATCTTATCTCGGGGGACTTCTTTAAGGGAGTCCCTTTAGGTAAGGTCACTGTATTTGCTGGAGAAAGTGGTGCTGGTAAGAGTTACATCTGTTCTGGTAACATCATCCGTCACGCTCAGGAACAAGGCATATTTGTTATCTTAGTTGATAGCGAAAACGCTCTTGATGAAAAGTGGTTGTTGGATTTAGGTGTTAGTACCAGTGAAGATAAACTGCTTAAACTTAATATGGCTATGATTGATGATGTGGCTAAAACTATATCAGAATTCATGAAAGAATATAAAGTGATGCCTGAAGAGGCTCGCCCAAAGATTCTTTTCGTTATCGATAGTTTAGGCATGTTGTTGACTCCGACTGATGTAAATCAGTTCGAAGCAGGCGAGATGAAGGGCGATATGGGTCGAAAGCCTAAAGCACTCACCAGTCTCGTTCGTAACTGTGTAAACATGTTTGGCTCATGGAATGTTGGGTTGGTTTGTACTAATCACACCTACGCGAGTCAGGATATGTTTGATCCAGATGATAAAATTAGTGGTGGTCAAGGTTTTATCTACGCAAGTTCTATTGTAGTTGCTATGCGTAAGCTGAAACTGAAAACCGATGAAGATGGTAATAAAACTACTACCATAAATGGTATTCGTTCAGCTTGTAAGATCATGAAAACACGCTATGCTAAACCTTTTGAAAGCGTTCAAGTTGAGATTCCGTACTCAACAGGTATGAGTCCATTTAGTGGTTTAGTTGATTTGTTTGAAGCCAAAGGTAAGTTAAAGAAAGAAGGCAACAGTCTTGTTTACGTAACTAAAGATGGTGAGATAATCAAGCAATTCCGCAAAGCATGGAACAGTAATGATAAAGAAGGACTAACTACAATTATGGCTGAGTGGGAAGAAATCACTATGCCAATAACTATAGAAGAAACAGAGGAAGAATAAAATGGAAGAGTCATTAATTATGGAAATATGGGATACGTTCAAAGAATATATTCCGGAAAAAAACAAGGAAATGGCAGCAACACAATATATCGATTTCCTTTTAGGAAAAGATGTTGATACTTCAATTATAGAAGGGTTGTCAGGTTACGATACTCATCTCGATGATGCAATTAAAACAGCATTAGACGATGGAGACTACGACGAAGGCGAAGACGAGTATTACGACGAAGACGAGGAGTAACGATGGCACGATGGTATGCCAAAGTTAGTCAAGACATATCACATCTTCCTGCGTGCATCGATTGGTTCTACCAAGAGTTAGAAGAAGCTAAAAAAGAAATTAAAATCTATGGAAACATAGAAAAAGCTTCTTCTATTCTGCCTGGTATAGTTGAGCAACGATTTAATCAGCTACAAGAAATTGAAGCTATATTAGAATATCTCAATATTGAGCTTAGACGTACACGGTCAAAGGTGTTTAGAAAGTATCTCGAAAACTATCAACGTGCTTTAAGTAGTAGGGACTGCGAAAAGTTTGCTGAAGGTGAGCCTGATGTTGTAGATATGGAAAAAATCATCAACGAATTCGCCCTCTTACGAAATCAATGGTTGGGAATAATTAAGTCCTTAGATATCAAGCAATGGCAATTGAGTAATATTATCAAACTTCGAACCGCCGGTATGGAAGATATCGTTCTCTAATTTAAAATCATGTACATTGAAGACATTATCGATAATTTGGTAGGAATTGGGAGTCTAGGAAACTCTCGGGCCACTTTTCTTAATGCGTATGATGATACGCTACTATCAAGTTTTGATTCTCAACTATCATCTGGGCTTGGATTGACTGAAAAACAGCAAGCCCTTGCAGTAAGAATACTAAAAAAGCATTCTCAAGAAATATCAAATTTGCTATCCAAGCCAGTTGAGTTATTTTTAGAAAATCCTCAATTTAGATCACCTCCGAGATCGATCAGTCATTCGAAAACGGTGAAATTATTTAAAGATCAAGAAAATAAACGATCCTTAATTCGTGTTAGTTTCCCCTATGATGAAAAACTAGTGAATGATATCAAAGTTTATAAGAGAGAAGCTAGCATAAAGCGAACAAGTTTTTCTCGATCGACAAATTATGAGGATATTTTTTGGAATACCCAGTCTCGTACCTGGGATTTCCATCTTCGAGAAGAACACATTGATTGGTTAAGTTCAAAACTATCCTCTGAGGGGTTTTCGTTTGACAACGAACTGGTAGAATTTTCTAAAGAAATTAGCAAAGTGAAAAATCACATAGAGAAATATGTTCCTATGGTGATTTTTGATGGAAAAAATTTCAAATTCTCCAACACACACAAAAATATACCTCAACCACAAAGTTCTGATCTTTTAGAAGTTTTATTTTATGCTAGAAAATATGGTATCAGTGCCTGGGATGAAAGTATTGACCAGGCACTAAATGATGTTACTATAAATTCTTATACAAAAACATTATTATCTAAAAAAATTGACGGTGATATAGTCATAGACCCCGAAATTGTCAAAATTGATGAATTATCTGATACTATCGATTACATAGGAAATACAGTATTTGTTATTCCAGGCGGAGATGAATACAATATGTTAACGATGTCCCATCGATTTTTACAAAGGGTGGGCATAACAAATGACCAGATATCAGTTCTCTTCAGATTAGACGGAAATAGTGGAAAAATCTGTAATGACTATGTAAAAGACAATAAGTTGAATAATCCTATTGATGAAAAAATCAAGATATTTTTCATCAGTGCCAAAGTTCCTAAACCATTGTTAAAGACTTCTACCACTATAGATGCTATAGTTAATCTTGGTAGTACAACAGTTCATTATACCCTGAAAAATCTCCTGAAAAATCACCATTTTGTGATTAACTATACTACCAAGAAACTCAAAGAAAGATATATATTTTGAAGTCATGTAGGATCGTTATCAAGGACGAAGTTAATGTCAAGATAGAAAATTTAGATCTCGACACCCGTAAAGCCTTGGTCAAAAAATTCAAATATTTTGACCAAAAAGCCAGGTATCTTCCGGCCTATAAGCTAGGTAGATGGGACGGCTGTACTAGCTTTTTTGGACTTGGCGGAACTACATACATGAGCATACTTCCCGAGGTTATAGGAGAACTTTTACGTCAAGGATATGATCCATTAGTGGATGATCTACGTGATTCTGAACCACTAAATTTCACCAAAATTTCCGAAGATTTTTGGGTAGATCAAACCTGGCCAGAAGGTCACCGATTTGCTGGAGAGAAAATTAGACTCCGCGATGACCAAGTAGAAGTTGTCAACAAATTCCTTGAGAATCCTCAATGTATACAAGAAATTGCCACTGGATTTGGTAAGACTATTATCACCGCAACTTTGGCCAAAATTTGTGAAAAATACGGTCGAACTGTAACCATCGTTCCAAACAAGAGTCTTGTCGAACAGACCGAAGAAGACTTCCTTAACTGCCAACTCGACGTCGGTGTGTACTACGGCGATAGAAAAAATCTCGATAAAACTCATACTATTTGTACTTGGCAAAGTTTGAATATTTTAGACAAAAAATCCAAAGATTTTGAGGAAGGAGAAGTATTAACTTTAGCAGAATTATTGGCCGGAGTTAGGACAGTCATGGTCGATGAAGTACACATGGCCAAGGCAGAAGTGTTAAAAAAACTACTTACAAACAATCTAGCCAATACTCCTATACGCTGGGGACTCACAGGTACTGTTCCTAAAGATGACATAGATTTTCAGAATATTCGCGTTGGATTAGGTGATGTTATACATCGAGTCAGCGCATCTGAATTACAAGAAAAAGGTGTGCTTAGTGAGTGTCATGTTAACGTGATACAAACTTCTGAATGGAAAGAGTTCGGTAGTTATCCCGAAGAATTAAAATATCTTGTGACAGATACTGCTAGGATGGAATGGGTCAGTAAACTAATAAAAGGCATATCTGATAGTGGAAATACACTAGTGCTGGTTGACAGAATAGAATCAGGACGTATAATAACTAGTAGCATAGAGGATTCTGTATTCATATCAGGTGAAGTAAAAACAAAAGATCGTAAAGAAGAATATGACGAGATTAAGACATCTACTAATAAGATCATTGTGGCGACTTACGGTGTGGCCGCTGTGGGTATTAATATCCCTCGTATTTTTAATTTGGTTATGTTGGAATCCGGAAAGAGCTTTACAAGAGTTATACAATCAATTGGACGAGGTATTCGGAAAGCAGACGACAAAGACTTCGTCCAGATCTGGGACTTAACAGCCAGCACCAA